GCAAAGATACAAGGTAAAAAAGTTGTATTTTATAATTCTGGTTTAGCAGCACAAACACCAGCTTATAAAACAAATCCAGCTTGGTGTTTATTAGATTACTTAACAAATACAAGGTATGGAAAAGGTATTGCTATTTCAGAAATAGACTTACAATCTTTCTATGATGCTTCAGTTGTTTGCGAAACACAAGTAACACCATATTCAGGTGCTAGTGATATAAATATTTTTGACACAAATGCTGCAATAGATACATCTCAAAAGATTATAGATAATGTTAGAGAAATGTTAAAAGGTTGTAGAGGTTATCTGCCATATACAAATGGAAAATATAAATTAATTATTGAAACAACAGGAAGTGCAGCAATAACATTAACAGAAGATGATATTATAGGTGGATATAATTTATCTATTCCAACAAAGAATGAAAGATATAACAGAGTTATAGTTGGTTTTGTTAATCCAGCAAGAAATTATCAAGTAGATGAAGTTCAATTTCCACCAATAGATGATAGTGGACTTGCAAGTGCAGACCAACACGCAACTATGAAAACTGCTGATGGTGGATTTTTATTAGAGGGTAGATTTACATTTAAAACAATTACATCTCCATATCAAGCAGAAGAAATGGCAGAGGTTATTTTAAGAAGAAGTAGAGAAGCACTAACACTTGGTATTAATGTTAGCTTTGATGCTTATGATTTAGCTATAGGAGATATAGTAAATATTACACATAGTTCATTAGGTTTCTCTGCAAAAGCATTTAGAGTTATGGGTTTGACATTTAATGAAGATTACACAATAGGATTATCTCTTGTTGAGTATCAGGCTAGTCATTATACTTGGGCTACAAAATCACAAGTCAGTTCTACACCATCTACTAATTTACCTAATCCATTTACTATCCAACCACCAGCTAGTGTTACATTATCAGATACATTAATTGAATATAATGATGGAACTGTAATTGTAGCTTTAGATGTATCAATAGGTGCTTCTCCTGATTCGTTTATAGATTTTTACCAAGTAGAATATAAATTAAGTACAGATTCAGATTTTATTATTTATGCACAAGGTTCAGGATTAAATCACAGAGTCTTAAATGTAATAGACCAATCAACTTATGATGTAAGAGTAAAAGCTGTAAATACATTAGGAGTATCATCTAGTTATGTATCTGCACAAAGAAAAATTGTAGGTGCTATTGAGCCACCTAGTGATGTAACAGATTTTTCTTGTAATATATTAGGACAAGAAGCACATTTATCTTGGACACAAATACCTGATTTAGATTTAGCTTTTTATCAAATTAGATATTCAACATTAACAGATGGAACTGGAGAATGGGCAAACTCTGTATCTTTAATAGAAAAAGTATCAAGACCAGCTACAAGTATTAGTACAGTTGCTAGGGCTGGAACTTATCTTATAAAAGCATTTGATAAATTAGGTAATGCAAGTTCTAATGCAACTGCAATAGTTTCTAATGTTACTAGCACATTAAATTTTAATGCAATAACTACTGTATCTGAACACCCTGATTTTGATGGAACATTAACAAATACAGTAATTGTAGATGACACTTTAAGATTAGATTCTTCAGAATTATTTGATGCAGCTTCAGGAAATTTTGATGCAGAAACAACTAGATTTTTTGATTCAGGTGTTGCAAATGCAGACTTTAACGCATCTGGTAATTATTTATTTGCAGATGTAGTAGATATAGGTGCTAAACATACAGTAAGAATTACAGCAACTTTAAAACAAACTTCCGATGACCCAGATGATTTATTTGATAATAGAACAGGATTGTTTGATTCACAAAATTCAAGTTTTGATGGAGATACACCAGCTAACTCTAATGCACATTTAGAAATTGCAACAAGCGATGATAACTCTACTTTTACTGCTTTTCAAAACTTTGTAATAGGAAATTATACAGCTAGATATTATAAATTTAGAGTTGTTTTAACTTCAACTGATTTAGCTTCAACTCCTGTTGTTCAAGAAGTATCAATTTCAATAGATATGGAAGATAGAATATTTAGTGGAAATGATATAGTATCTGGTGCTGGAACTAAAACTGTAACATTTACAAATCCATTTAAAACTGTTAATTATGCAGTTGGAATTACAGGACAAGGAATGGCAACTGGAGATTTCTTTTTAGTAGAAAGTAAAACTATTAATGGATTTAATGTAACATTTAAAAATTCAGGTGGAACAGCAATATCTAAAACATTTGATTTTATTGCAAAAGGGTTTTAAAAGGAGTATAAAACAATTATGGCACAACACGATTACGATATAGCGAACCAATCTTTTCCAGCCTTTAGAACAGACTTAAATGGTGTTCTTGAAGCTATAAATACATCTAATTCTGGTACATCAAGACCAAGTGGTGCAGTAGCTGGTACGATTTGGCTAGATACGAGTGGGGGTGCAACTGCCCATATTTTAAAATTCTATGATGGGGGTGCTGACATAAATTTAGCAACAATTAACACCACTGCAAACACAGTAGATTTTACAGATTCATCAGTAACATTTGATATAGTAAATGATACCTCTCCACAACTCGGTGGTAGTTTAGATGTTAATGGAAACGATATAGTTTCTACATCAAATGCAGATATAGATATTATTCCTAATGGAACAGGAGATGTAAATTTAGGTGCTGATACAGTACAGATTGGCGATAACAATGCAAACGCAACTCTAACCACACAAGGCACAGGAGATTTAATTTTAAATACAAACAATGGTACAAATGCTGGAAACATAACTCTTGAAGATGGTGCTAATGGTCATATTCAATTTACAACAAATGGTACAGGAACAATTAAATTTAACGATCTAGCTTATATACCTCAACAAGCATTAACATCATCATCAAATGCTGTTGCATGGGATACACAGGCAAAGCCAAACGCATATCATTTAACAACAGAAAACACTACTTT